ATTAGAAACTTTGACATGAATTTTTGTTTTCTTTTCCTAACATAGCTAAGTTGGTAATATAAAACAAGAAAGGCAAACCGTATGGAAGAAGAAAAGCAAGAAAAAGAAGGCTTTGATTGGGGTGATCTCTTTGGTCACGGGGTCAGGTTTCTGATTTTGACTTGGAGTTTATCGATGATGACTTTGGGATATATGGGCAAAGTCAGAATTGATGGAGCCTTCACCGCAGGTTTAGTCAGTGGAGTGCTCGGCAGCTATGGAATCTCAGTTGGACAGAAGAAAGGTGGCAATAATAACAGCAATGGCCCTAAGATAGTGGATAATAGTAAAAACAAAGTCGGTATCAAATGAAAAAGCTACTTCTTTTATTTCTGTTTATACCAGTTGCTTCGTATGCAGATATTCAAAGCACGATCACTTCAAGCGTAAAATTGGAAAGTTTATCCGCAGCAACTTCAGCCGATAAAATTGGCTCATCTTATAGCATAAGCGGCACAAATATAACAACCACAAGTGGAGACGCTGCAAGTGTGGGTGGCTTTGGATCTGTCACTAATGGGGTTCCAGCTGTAACTATGCCAAGTGCAACACAAACAGTAGCAGGGGAAACTTTCAGTTTTTCTCAGGCATATTTAGAAGGCGACCAGACTGCTGGATCAGCCCCAACTGTCGGAACAGTGGGCAACTTTAGTGATTTGACCTCAACTGCCGCTGGTTCAGTAGGTACAGCAGCGGTCACTTTAGATCATCATACAATGAGTCTGACAGGTGGAACAGGAACAGGAGTTGTTCTAACTGGTCAATTCGTCACAGATTTAACTGTTGATTGATGTGGAGGATATTTTCGTTTGTTTTTGTTATATTTAGCCCTGTCTACGCTGTGCCTGTGGTTCCTAACTTCACTCAAGGAAGTTCCACAAGTCGAACAGAGACAACAACTAATATTACAGAGACTATACAAACAACTGAATATGGTGGATTTCAATATAGTGTCTCAGGTTCTGGAATCCAAATGGATGGCAATTCAATTTCACCTCCTGTCACTACCAGCAATCAAAACATCAATGGTACTACTTATACGTGGACAGATTTAGATTTAGGTCAAAAACCAAATTGGACATTAACAAATCAAGGTGCTTTTCAATTTGTAGAGACATATACTCCAAGTGGGGTTCAATCAATAACAGACATAACAAGAACCATACAATCAGAAAGCGTTACCGATACAACTACAATATTCTCCCAGTAATAGGATTATTATTTGGGAGTCCAGTATTTGCTAATACCTCAAACACTGCGGCTCCTCAAGCCTCTGCTAGTGGATCAGTTTCAAATTTTGCAACGCAAGTTTTAGGTGGCCCAATGGTGGAAAATAGCTATGGAAATGGGATAATTTGTTCTGGTCCTCAAATGTCAATAAGTCCCTTTGCTTATACAAATTTAAATATAAAACGCCCAATGGATTACACCTATGAAACTCCTTACTATAATCAAGCCGTTGATGATGATGGAAACCTTACCAATGCTGGTGAAATTCTTTTTTATCAAGAAAATTATAGTGGCAATAAAGATTCTTTAGGTTTAAATGTTGGTGTTGCTTTGACATTCAATATTCCTTTAGATAAAAGATTTCAAGATGCTTGCTTAAAAAGTGCAACTACACAAGAAAAAATACAAAGACAAATATTGTCAAAAGAAAGGCTTAATTACGAATTAGCAAGACTTAAAAATTGTGGTGAATTGAAACTTGCTGGTATTGAATATGCGAAATCAAGTATTTATCACAAATTATGTGAAGATGTAATTGTGACTCCAAAAAAAGGTCAAGTGCTACCACATACACACAAATTACATATTAAGAACTAGGCTTGCTAAGTTTTTTCTTTATTTTTTTAAATATTTCAGAAATTAATTTTTTTATTACAGGAGCCAAAAGCGCAGAGCTACCAGCAACCACACCGATAACAGCAGTAGAAATGAGTGCTTGAGGTGTACCAATAAAGCTTTCTCTGAATGGTACTTTTTCCCAGATCGGGTCACATGAACCCCCTATGGTTTTTTCATATTTTACCAACCTTTCAATTTTTTTATCATTTCTGTAATCGCCTTCCCGAAATTGTGGTTTTTCAGGTGGACAGGGTTCAAATTTTATTTTTTCTTTTTTAGTTTGTCGAACTTCTGGTTGTTCTGTTGATATATCTTCTTGTTCTTGGCTCTGTGGAGCTAAAGGGGCTGTGTAAATAAAATTATTTGGATTATATTCCAATGGTTCAAAACTAGGTATGTCAAATGTCCCACAGGCTTGATATGTACCTTTTTCATCTTTTCCTATAAGGCTAGGTAAATTATTTCTATGAGCATCAACACAGGCTGGTATATCAACAACAGGCTTAAGAATGACATCTAATGTAGGTCTATTAACTTCCCACTTTCGTATTTTTGGAATATCTATTTCTTTTATTTCTATCTGTGGAATTTGTATTTTTGGTATTTCCAATTATAATTTTGGCTCTTTAAATTTTGGTATTGTTGGCCCTGTCATATCTGGTAAAGCATTATCCAATACTTTTGGCATCATGCCTTGTACATTATCAAGCACCTCATTCATAACTCTAGCCTTAAACTGCTCAGAGGTAACAAAGCGGTAAGCGTAGTATGAGCCGCCCAACATTGACAAGGTAAGGAATAAAGACAACAATGAAGCTATCTGACAAATTTTTTGAAACATAATGCTGAGAGAAATTTTAATTAAATTAGCAGCACCCCTTACTTTGATGACGCTGTTTTTGATTCTTGGTTTGATGCCGTTGTATTTAATGGCTGGCTTGATTCGGGTTCAGCTTCAAGAATCTGCAATTCCAAAATCTTCATTGCGCCGTTAGTTTCATGCAAAGCAATCCATAACTGTTCTCTTTGTTGAGCAAGCTGTTGTAATTTTTGTTTTAAGTTCATAAATTAAGCGTAAAGTGATTTTCCTTTAGTTATAGCAGCATCTATATCTGTAAACGATTCAGTTGTCCAAATAGATGTTTTTCCATCAACTTTTGTATATGCCTTAATAATTTCAAGGTGGTCTGTATTTCTTTTTATATAAGTTTTCCATTCAGCTTCAGTATCATTAGATTTTGTTCTTGTTGTGTAAGCTGAATAACTTGCATCTGCATTGATTACAGTTACGCTATCACCTGCAGCAGAAAAAATTGCTGCGATTTCATCTGCGGTTCTTTCATCCATAATAAAAAATTAGGTTTCTTTTAGTTTACCCTGCTTCGAGGGCTGTGACTTTTACGGATAACTCTTTAATAGCATTAACAAGAATTGGGACAAGTCTTTCATATTTAATTCCATAACTCATTTCATCACAATTATTTATTGTAATAAGTGAGTCATCTTTTGTATTACCATATCCATTTGCTTTTTCTATAGCTAACATTTCTTGAGCTAAAAATCCAATATGTAATCTATTTGATTTTTTTGTGCCATCAGGTGTTCCATATGGTTCTTCATCTGTTCCGTACCAAGTTCTTTTGTCCCATCTATATGTAACAGGTCTACAAGCTTTAATCCAATCCAAACCAATAGTGAAGTCAGAAACATCTGTTTTATCTCTTGAATCTGAAGATGATATTGAAGTATCAGCACAGAATAAATCAGTGATATTATTATCTCCTAAACAAATTTGATTACTTGCAGTAGTAATATTTCCAGAAGGAGCATTTTGTGTTCCAGAATCATTTCCAATGGATATATTATTTGACCCAGTGGTAATATTCCCGCCAGCGTAAAAACCAAGACCTGTGTTAGAAAAACCTGTTGAAACATTGAACAAAGATTGCCAACCAAGCCCTGCATTTCTATAACCAGTTGTAACATCAGTCAAAGATTGCGTTCCGATTCCTGTATTACCTTCGGCAGTGGTGGCTGCATCTACAGCACTAGCACCTACTGCTGTGTTATTAGGACCAGTTGTGTTTGATGCTAAAGAATCAGCTCCAACTGCAGTATTCCCTGCGCCAGTGGTGTTTAATGCTAATGATGAAGAACCGATAGCAGTATTACTATCTGCTGTAGTATTAGCTGCTAGAGCTACTTTACCTAGCCCAGTATTATTTTCTCCAGTCGTGTTATTTCTTAATGCTCCAAATCCAAAAGCTGAATTATTATCTCCAGTTTGATTGTTCGATAATGAGTTATGGCCTGTTGCTGTATTTTCACTTGCCGTAGTGTTTGCATTTAAAGCTGCATAACCAACTGCTGTATTTGAAGTTCCAGTACTGTTTGATTGCAATGCAGCGTAACCAAAAGCACTGTTGTTATTTGCTGTTGTGTTATCTCGCAAGGCTGTATAACCACAAGCGACAAGGGCAGTTCCAGTCGTATTATTTAATAATGCAGAAGTACCAACCGCAGTATTTTGATCGCCAGTTGTGTTTGCTGCTAAAGCACTCCTTCCTACTCCTGTATTATTATCTGCTGAAGTATTAGCACCAAGTGCATCTCTACCCAAAGCAGTATTAGAATCTCCTGTAGTATTAACGTCTAAAGCTTGTCTACCTAATGCAGTATTAGATGCTCCTGTAGTATTAGCTTCTAAAGCTTGTCTACCTATTGCAGTATTAGATGACCCTGTAGTAGTTTCTTCTAATGCTCTAAATCCAACTGCTGTATTTGAATCAGCAGTAGTATTATTTTCTAAAGCTTCCGCCCCTACAGCAGTGTTTTCTGTTCCACTTGTTAATGCTCCTAATGTTGATTTTCCTATAGCAGTATTATTTCCACCAGATACAGAAGCATCTAAAGCACTTTCTCCAAGCACAGTATTACCAGCAACAGAGTTTGTACCCTTTCCTATATTTATACTTTCTATTGTTCCACCAGCATCAAACGCTGGGCCACCAGCCAAAGTAAATAGATTTATAAAAGCATTACCAGATGTATTATTTAATTGCATAATACTTGTTGAAGTATTAGCAAAAAATTGGCTTGCATAATTTGTAGATGGTGCAGAAGCCCCTGTATTATTTCCAGCTAAAGCTTGCAAAGCATCTTGTATGTCTAAACGTACAGCTTGACCTGTGCCGTTATCAATAACCATGTCATTTTGATTTGTACTCATTGCTCAACAATATTTATTTAATTATAGGATACATTAATTTCCAAAACAATTACATCAAGACCCTTTACCAAAACCAACTGCTGTATATTTAAAACTTAAATCTTTGAAATTATTACTAGAATCTCTTGTTTCAATAACAAATTGACTTCCTGTTACAGATGTGATTTTAAAATAATCACCAGATACAGCACCTTCTAAAGTTATTCCTATAGTTGGTAAAAATGCTGTTGTTGAACCGCCTAAAGAACTTGTACCTGTAAAAAATGTGTCAGTAAAACTTACTGTTTTTGCAGCACTATTAGTAGCACAAGCACTTGCAATGGCAGTATTAACAGTTTCTGTTCTTCTTTTCATGCTCGCTGTATAGCCTAATTCATCAATTTCTATGTTCTCATCAGGGTCATTTGAAAACAACTCTGCCCTAAATCTATACCCTCTGGCTGTGTATTCACCATTCATAAACTCATTAAAAGGACTAAATGCACTTGATATATTACAATCACCGCTTGTAGTAACATCATTGCCAGAACTATCTTTAATTTTTATTAATTCAACAGTTCCAGAAGTCACTTCATCATTATCAGATGTTGTTATAGAAATAACACCAAGAGATTGAACTGCACCGACAACAAAATTTCCACTTTCTGCATCACCAGATAAAAATACAAGTTTTACAGTATCATTTGCAACTAAACCAAAATGATCACCAGTGCTAAAAATTCTTATTTCACCAGTATCTTCATCTACAATTTCATACTCAGCAAGTTGTCTTTGTGCTTCAGCAACAAAAACATTTGCATTGGTTATAGAAGTAACTTTTAATAAACCGTCTGTTGCAGTACCAGTTGTAAAATCAACGAGTGCATTATCGTTTACTGCATAGCCATGGGATGATTTTGTAATTGTTATAAGATCCTGAGTTTGTGAATATGTTGAGGATAAAGATGCAGTAGGCACTCCCTGACAAGTAGTTACCTGTAATTTTGCACCAACATCTTCAGCTATAGTTCCATCCCAATCGGGCATACTATCAACTAATTGAACTCTTGAATCCCATAAATCAGAAATAACGATAGCTGCTGTTTTGAAGTGTCTTTCTAAAGACAAATTAAAAACGGCTCCAAAATCAAGGTCACTAACAAAAGTATAAAAACCTTGTGAAGCAATACCACCGCCTGTAAAATCAAAACTAGCAAGAGCATCTACACTTGTGACATTATCAAAAAATTCAGTACCATCTAAAACTAATCCATTAAATACATCACTAAATAAAGTCCTTACTTTTGTACCTTGAAATGCTGGACTTGTTGTATCTTCTCTTTGTGTAAGGATTATTTGATTTGGTTGTGGATCTGGTTTGGTAGTAACTATTTTTGCTGCATTTATTGACCTTCTACCACCATCATCAACTGCTTTTAAAAAATAAGTACCTGTTAAAGCTGGAACTATTGCTTCAGTAACATTTCCCGCCACTACTTCAATTTCTAAAGCATTAGCAAAACTGGCAGATGCAGAAGTGTCTATTGAATGTCTGATCTCGAAAGTACCACCATGAATAACATCAACATCTGTTGCTGGATTAAAACGTAACCTAACAAATTGATCTGATATAGGTTCTACAGTTAATCCTGATGGATCTACTGGAACTGCTGTTTTTCCAATGGAAGTAAATGTTACTTCTGAAGTATCTTTACTTATTTTTCCTAAACTATTAATTGACTTTACAGCAAACTCATAAATACCAACTCTTGCCTCAAATAATTCAAAACTTGGTCTTGATATTCTAAATCTTTCTGGATTTTCAAAACCTTCATCATCATCTGAATATCTAAATTCCAAAATATACTCATTCACACCCTGAACTGGTTCCCATGTAACAAATAATTTTGAAACTGCCCTATTGTTTAAAACAGCAATTTCCTCTGTTACAGCCAAATTACTTGGTGATGGTTTTTCATCTATTAAAGTTGTTATATTTCTTGGGTTTGCTGCAACAGTATTATCTTCAACTTCAGAATATTTGTTTGTGTCGTGAATTATTGCTGAAATATTATACTCACAATGATTTTTCTCCTCTATACCTAAAACCCTATAGGTTTGAAATTCAACTGTTGTGTTTTCTATTGCATAAATTGAGTTAACATTTGGAGTTGTAGAAAAAGCTGAAGAAACAGTAATTGTAGTGCCAGATATTGAACTAATACTACGGCTTTCTGTTGAGCCGTCAGGCATAATAATAGATAAAGTTGCTGAATTTTCTGTTGTAAGATCAGTATTATTTGCATCATCAACAACAATAGTAGTTGTGTTGGTAACAGATTTT